TCGGTTTGAAGAATAACTCAAACATTCAGTCTGTAGGTGGTTCAACAACTGCGCTTGCACTTACTACACCAAATGATATGGTTGCACTGCTCCAGCAGGCAAACGTAAAACTTGAAAATGTTCACTGGTTACTTAATCCAATCGGTGAAAGTTGGTTGAGAAATAAGGCCTTTACTTCTGGTCCATTCGCTTGGTCAGATGAAATGGCACGTACTGGAAAACTTCGTGGATTTGATTTCCATTCAAGTTCTACAGTTGCTTATGCACCTGCAAGCGGTGGCGCATCTGCATACGCTGATTTCTGGCTTGGTGATTTCGCAGAGATGATGTTTGGTGTTGCACGTGATATTACAATCGAAATTTCACGTGAAGGCTCATTCACAGATGGCGGAAACGTTGTAAATGCATTTGACCAGGATTTGACACTTATCAGACTTATTACTGAATGTGATTTTGCTTGTCGTCAGCCAAAGGCATTTATTCACGGCACATACGCAGAGCAGTGATAAATAAAAATCGGTGAGGGAGTTTATCCCTTGCCGATTAATTCTTAGAGGAGAATAAAAAAATGACACGTTCAAAACTTTTAGAACAGATTGAAATTGTTGAAGATGCCACAACCGCATTCGCAAAGGGTGGCGCAGAAAGTATCGTAGTAAAAGCAAACGGAGCTGGAAAACTCCAGACTTGTGATACAAGCGATGGAACTTATGAAGATTATGCAACACTTGCAGACGGAGTAAACAACATTGAAATTGCAGGCGCAAAGAAATACCTCAAGGTAATTACTTCTACAAGCGCAGTTGCAGTTCTTGGTGATTACGGAGTAGACCCACAGTAATTTATTTACTTGTAAGAGGAATTGAAAATGTCGATGCTATGTAAATTGTCAGATGTTAAAATCTTGCTCGGAATTAATGCAGAGGATACTAGCCTTGATGATAAACTCACTTTATTCATTCAGCAGGCAAGTTCTTATATCGAAGGATATATCGGTTATTCACTTGCAAGAAAAGAATATGTTGATGAGTTGCATAGCGTCAACACTCGACAATTATTGCAGTTAAATCACTTCCCTATTCAGCAGGTATTTGAAGTAAAAGCAAACGGGGTAGAAGTTACAGATTATAAAGTGTTACCAGAATACGCACGCTGGGGCAGTCTGTATCGTGGTTACGGGTGGAATGGAAATGTTTTCACACGTGGATTTACTCACGATGTTGTAAGTGGGGCTTGGGAGATTGTAGTAAACTATACCGCAGGTTATTACTTGCCGAATGATGAAAATTATCAAGAGGGAGCAGAGGGCAGTTTGCCAGCTGACATTGTTTCTGTCTGCCTTGATTTAGTTGTGATGAAATATAACTTTGATAAAATGGGCGCAATCGGAATTAAATCACATTCAGAGGGGCATATATCAGAAAGTTATTCTGATGAAAGTACTGCAATCGGCTTGAGTGAAAGTGCAAAAAAACTTCTGGATAAATACTGTTATTATGGGGTGGCTTAATGGTTCGTTTTAACAATGCGATGATAACAGTTTACGCAGAAACTACAACAGAGAATGAAGAGGGCGATTACATCGCATCTTATGAGCCGATTGAAACAATTACTGGAGATGTTCAGCCACACACTTTAACACAAGATGAAATTAAGGCTTATGGAATAAGTGAAAGTAAAGGAAACGTGAGATTATTTTTGTATAACGGATTTCACGAAAATATAAAAGTCGGAAACAGAGCAAGCGTTGTTTCTGATTTTACGAAAATGACTGAATGGTTTTCTATTCAGCCAGTCAACGCTTGGAGCAGACACGGGGAGTGTCTTTTAATTCCGATTGAAAATGAATAAGAGTGATATAAGAAAGCAGGTAGCAGAAATACAGATGCAGACTTTCAAAATGCTTGATGAAATGGAAGAAAACGAGGCAAAGTTTTTAACACAAAGTCTGGGCAAAATTGAACAGACTGCAAAGCATCTTATGAGGGACACTGCAACAAATCCACAAGTAAGTTATGGGAAAAGAGAGCATCACCCTTCCTTACCTTACAATGCACCTGCACCAGATACGGGAACTTTATTACAGAGCATCACTCATTCAATCGAGAAAAAAGAGAACGGGAAATATAAAGGTGAAGTCGGTAGCATTTTACAAAATCCAGACTATCCTAGATTTCTGGAATATGGCACAAGTAAAATGAAACCTAGGCCTTGGCTTTCAACCGCAGTAATGAAATGTCAAGATTGGATTAGTCAGTTGTTCAAGGAGTTGTTAGGTAAATGAACTTAAAGAAATATTACAAAGATTTACTTTCTGATAATTTCTTGATTGAAATATTAGGAAGTGGCAATAAAATTGTTTCAGCGTATCCGCAGGAAGTGAAAACATTCCCTCTTGTAGTTTATGAGGATAGCAATTCAAGAGATGTTGAGTTTTCTGACAATTTACCGAAAGGAACAAGTGCAAGTGTGAGGGTTCATATCTTCACTAAAACACTTGCAGAGTATCCGACTACTACAGAGATTGCAGAAATTGTGAAAAGTATTTTTAGAAATGATTTCTGGACAAATACGCTTAATCAAGAAACAAATGATGTACAAGATAATGTACGTCATAGGATATTAGATTTTACAAAAGAGTTTTATTCGTTGTAAAATAAACTAACTTTAATTATAGGAGTAAATAAAATGGCAGGTTCAGCAGAAAATCCAAAGATTGGTTTAAGTAATGTTGTAATCGCAGAATTGATTTCTGATGATGGAGTAAATGCTCCAGTATACGGAAATGTAATTCCACTTGTAGGCGCAGTGCAGGCAAGCGTAAATCCAAACAGTTCTGTAGAAACTGATTATGCAGACAACGGGGCATTCTTCGTAACTGGTAACAGAGCAAATACAGAAATGTCGCTTGAAATGACAAACGTTGCACCAGCAACACTTGCAAAGATGCTCGGACAGGAACGGGCAAACGGAGTAACACTTGAAAAACCTCTTGACCAGGCACCATATTTCGCACTTGGTTTCAAGGTTTGGATTGGTGGTACAGATGCAAACGGAAACAAGATTTTTGAATTGTTCTGGTACGCAAAGGGTAAATTCTCAGTCCCAGAAAGTGGCGGAACTACAAAGCAGGATAGCATCGACTTCCAGCACGTATCACTGACTGCACAGTTTGTACCTACACTGTATAAGCCTGATGGAAACAGTGGTGTAATTTGTGCACACGCAAGAACAGACATCGACACACCAACTGCAACAGTAAATAACTGGTTCAATGCTCCAGTTATTTCTACAAATCTTGACAGTGGAGCAGTAACAGTTGCAATCGAAAGTTCTGATGCAAACACAATCACAATTACAGGAAGTAAGACAGGCGGTGGAGATTGTGAATTCGCAGAGGCAACAGTCAACGCTGACAACATTGTTATCGTTTCTGGCAGTTCAGTAGTTGCAGGTACATTCAGTGTTTCTGAAAATGTAATTACATTTACATCTGCAAGTGCTATGAGTGGAACAGTTTATGTTTCTGTTTCAAATTCTGTTAAGGACGTAAACGGAGTAGGTGTAACACCTGCAATCAAAGAACTGACAATCTGATTTAAGAAACCGAGTTTGTAAAAATAAGCGTTATAGGGTAAACTGTAGAAGTTATCTTATAACGCTATTTTTTTTATAAGGAGTTTTAGAAAATGGCAGATGAAAAGTCAGAATTAGAAAAGGTTGAAGTGGTAAGACCTAAACTTTCAATCGGTGGCCGTCAGAGAGAAATCAGATTTAATTTTTCAGCCTGGGCAGAGATTGAAAAAAAGTATGGTTCAATCAAGAACTTTGCGCAGATTGAAAAAGACGTGCAACAGAAACCTTTTGAAACAATTCCAGAATTAATCTACATCGGACTTGTAGACAAGGAAGGAGTAACAAAAGATAACTGTCTTGATGATTATTCAATGGCAGATATGGAAGAAGTTGCAAAGGTTTTACAGATTGCCCTTTATGGTTCACTTCCAAAAGATGAAAGTAAAAAAAAATAACTGATGAGCAGTCAGCAGGTGGATTTCCTTGGGTCTACTTGCTGACTTCTACAATCACAGACTTAGGAAAAGATGAGGAATGGTTCTGGAATACAGAGCCGAAATTAGTAATTAATTTAATAAACGAAAAAAAGAGAATTGACAGAGAGAAAATGAAAGCACAATCCGCCTATATTGCCTGTTGTGTATGGGGCAAAGATATGGATAAGTTAGACGGAACAGAGAAAGAAAAAGAAGTATTAGGAATTGACAAGCCAGTAGACCCTAAAATGTTAAAAGGCTTTTATTGATAAAGGAGAAAATTAAAAATGGCAGATTATAGCATCAGTTATGAACTTGAAGTAATTTCAAAAAACTTTGAAAAACAGTTAAAAGGTGCGATGAAAACTTTAGACGATTTCGCAAAGAAAGCCGATGAAGTAAATCAATCTGCATCAAAAAAAATAGATGATAAACCGATTTCCAATTTTGGAGATAAAGTATCAAGTTTAGGCGCAAAGATTTCAAACGGAGTAAAAGGCTGGGGCTTAAACTTTGACCAGTTCTATAATAAAGGTTCTGGAATATTTAAGAACTTTGGAATTGATATTGATAAGTTTGCTAGTAAGTTTGGAGTAAGCGGAAAACTTATGACTGCTATTGCGACTTGTATTGCAATGCTTGTGAAACTCGGCAAACAGATGGACGAGGCATCATCAGAGATTGCAAAAGGAACGGGTGCAATCGGTGAAAACTTAACACAGTTACAATTCACTGCAGAAAATGCAATGGTAAACGGAGTAGGAAGAAGTGCAAAAGAAGTCGGCAAAATGATTGCAGACTTGAACACTTCATTTGATGTGCAGGGAAAAGACCTTGAATATCTTACAGACCAATTTGACGCTTATGCAAAAGTAACAGGACAGGACACTTCAACTGCGATAAAGGGCGTTTCTGATTTAATGCACAAATGGAACATTGATACAGAAGATGCTCCAAAAGTTTTAGACCAATTAACTAAAGCAGGACAGATGTCTGGAATAAGTGTTGCAGAATTAACGAGTGAACTTACACAAAATCAAGCAACACTTTCAGAATTAGGATACAACACAACTCAGTCAATCGCCCTTTTAAGTTCATTCAGTAAAGAGGGAATTAATTCAAGTAACGTTCTTACTGGAATGAAAACTGCCATGGCAACTTTTGCACAGGCAGGATTGAACGGAAGGGAAGAACTTGCAAAAGTTGTAACACAAATACAAGAGGCATCCACATCAACAGAGGCACTGTCAATCGCAACAGAAACCTTTGGAGCACGTAATGGGGCAGAAATTGTAAAGGCATTCAGAGAGGGTGGAACTTATGCGCAGGAATATGCAGAGGCATTGAAAAATGCAGGGCTTGCACTTGAACAGACAGAAGAGGCATCAAGAACAAGTAAAGATGCTATGAATGAATTGAAATCTGCACTTACGGGAACATTTGGAGAATTTGGGCAGGGATTTACTGAATTGTTTAAGGGTATACTTGATGCTATTTCTAACTTTGTAAGAATGATACAACCGATAATTCAACCGATTGGAAATATATTCAAAACTGTTTTCCAATTTATTGGAAATGTTATCGGCTGGTTTACTGCTCAAGTCAAAGATTATATGACGCAGAATAATCAGACATTCATTTTAATCTCAAGCGTGCTTAAAGGAGTTGCAGACTTCTTTAGAAAAGCCTTTGACAATATGTTTGGAATTTTCAGAAATGTATTTGGTGCAATTTTCTCAATTTTGAAAGGCGATTGGAAATCTGCTTGGATTAATGTAAAATTAGTTGCTATGCGTGTAGCAAAGGCAGTTCTTGATGTTATCTCACAAGTTGCAAATGGTGTAGTATTCTTAATTAACAAATTCATTCAAGGCATTAATAAGATTAAAGAAAACTGGAATAAGGTTGCAGAATTCTTTGGTTGGAATACACTTGATATGTCAAGTGAACTCATCTCAAAAGATTTGGCAGAAGATACAGGCTTAAATGCATTAATCGACAAGGCAGAAAAAGAACTGTTAGCAATCAAGGGACAGAAGGAAGAAATCGGGGAACTTGGTTCAGTACCTCTTGCAGACCTTGACGCTCAACAGAAACAAATTGAACAGGCTGCCAATTTGCAGGTCAGTACTTTTAATGGAGTACAAGAACAGATTTATGCAGATAGTACAACTTGGCAAACAAAAAGACTTCAACAACAGTTGAAACAGATTGATGAAGAAAAGAAACTTGCCATTAAGTCAGCGCAGAAAAAAGGAGCAACTCAAGAAGAACTCAATGCGATTGTAAAAGAGTACGCAGACAAGCAGATTGCAATTTATGATGAGATACAGAAAATCCAGATTACTCATGATGAGGAAAGTGTAGCAAAGTATGCAAATGCAGAAGAAGAAAAAAAACGTATCACAGAATATTATGCAACTGAAAGAGAAAATTATCTCAAGGAAATAAATGCAGAAGTAACTGCAAATACAAAAGAGGAAAGCGAGGAACAGACAGAGGAAGTTGTTTCAGCGTGGGATAAAATTGCAGGTAAATTATCAACTGTCTTTACAAAAGTTGGAAGTGCAATAAAAACTGCATTCGGTAAAATTACAAAGTTTGTAAAATCTGCTTGGAGTAAATTATTCTCATTTATGCAGTTAGATACTGATGATGTTCTGGATAATGTTCTTGAATTTGCAGATACAATTTTAACATTCTTCACTGAAACACTTCCTAAACTTCCATCACTTGTAGATAGTATCACTCAAACAATTATGGTACTTGTGGAAACTTTAACTCAACCTAATGTCTTAAAGTCTATAATTGAAATTGTAAGTAAAATTATAATTACAGTTATCAAGGCAATAACTCAAAATATCGGTGTATTCTTAAAGGCAATCGGGGAATTAATTGGTGCAATTCTTTCTGCAATTGGGCAGGCATTCAGTGAGGTAGATTGGCTTGAAGTTCTTGCAAATATGATTACGGGATTGTTTGACGCTATTGTTGCAATCGGTAAAGGATTGTGGGATGGAATAACTTCAATCTTTACAAAGTTAGGGGAATGGATTTCAAGCTGGTGGAATAACATCTGGAAAGGAATAACTTCAATCTTTACAAAGTTAGGGGAATGGATTTCAAGCTGGTGGAATAACATCTGGAAAGGAATAACTTCAATCTTTACAAAATTAGGGGAATGGATTTCAAGCTGGTGGAACAATATCTGGAAAACTGTTGGAGGGTGGTTTTCAAATATCGGAAACAATATTGGTAATTGGTGGAAAGGCTTGTGGGGTTATGCAACGGGAACAAATAATGCAACTAGTGGTTTGCATTTAGTTGGTGAGGCTGGCCCAGAATTGATTGACTTTAGAGGTGGAGAAAGAGTTTACAACGCAAGCAACACTGAAAAGATTTTAAGCAATGCAGGCAGTGGCGGAAACTCATTCAATGTAACCTTTAACAATATGCAGGATACAACGGCTTATGCTATGATGAAACAGTTGAAACAGTATCAGACACAGTTAGCAATCAATGGAGTTCTGTAATAAGGAGAAAAGAAAATGCAGAAATTAGTTTATGAAAATTCAAATGGTGTAACAGTTGATTTAACAGACTTTGAAAAATATGGAATAACTGATTGGAGTGGACTTTCAGAATGTTCAATGGATATTCAAAGTCAGCAAGTCCCATTCAATGACGGCTCTGTTTTTCTTGACGCTTTATTGCAGGATAGAACTTTGAGTTTCACAGTCGCAGTAAATGATGGTGGAGATTTACAAAAACGCTATGAACTCAAAAGAGAATTGATTTCAATACTCAATCCAAAATTAGGGGAAGGTTATTTATATTATACCAATGATTTTTTAAGCAGGAAAATAAAATGTATTCCAGAAGTGCCAACTTTTCC